TGAATTCATCTTGATATTGCGTGGGTGTATAACGGTCTTTTCTGATTTGGTTGTTCATTCTCCAATGCTTAATTGCTATAACGCCATTTTCGAAGCCTAAAACGAAACGCTTTTCAAACAGCAAATTCAGATCGGCATCTGAAGCGCCGATTGAACCCTGAATTCTCTTTGCTCTATTCAAAAAACCATCATCATCAGCTTCCATGCATAATTGAACATATAGAGCTTGGGCGGAAAACGGCATCCCAGCAAAAGCATCACTGCAAACAACTTTACTTGAAAACATCCGGCGTTCTGCCATTATCATTCATCCTTTCGATTTGTTTCAAAGTCCTTGCACCCTTTGAACCGATAATTTTCAAAGTGTTCGGCTTTCTCGCAATCTTTGTTTCTTGCACAATTGTTGCAAGATTGATCAAGGTGTTTCTTTTTGAGTTCTGCAACGTATTCGATTACTTCATACAAAGCCCTTTCTTTTCCAAGATCCAAGGAATTTCCCAAAGGCTCACCGTTTATAAGGCTCAATGCCTTAAACGGGAGCATTTGATTCAATTTTCTCGCAAGCTCAAAAAAAATATATTCAACCTCGATCTTTGGTACAACATCGGCGGCAAAGCAATCATTTATAGCGTTTGCAATGATGCCATATTCTGTTGCATTTCCATCGTTATAATACAAATTACGGAATAAGTTTAATTGTTGCCTTGATGTCAAGCCGTCATATGCTTTTAATTCATTGCCTATCATATCACTCACCGTCTTTCATTTTCGCTAAAGCTTGTTCGGCTTCTTTTTGAGTGAGGAATACGGTTTTACCCAAATGATAATCATATTCTTTATTGAAACTGTGTATATCGCTTGTGTTGATTACTATTCCCGTTTTATCAACTTCAAAATACCAATCGGCAGTCTTGTAAATGCGAGGAGTTAAATCGGGCTTATCTGCGTAAGGGCTATTATAGAGGAAATACAATGTAGTTCCTACCTTGCAAGGCAACTCTACTGTATTTTCGCTCTGCTTTCGGTAGCCTGCTTCTTCCTTTACCGCTTCACGAATATAATTTGCTATGTTATTTGTGCAAGTTTCTCCGTCTTTGATATTACACGGCTTATCTCTGCAAACCTTACAAAATTTACAACCAAATACATTGAGCAATAACCAAGCAACTAACTCTATTTTGTTTTTCGGCTTTAATTTTGTTGTTAAATATCCCTCAATCTGTTTCTCTTTGCTCATTGTCTACCCTCCTGTTCCAAACGTTAGTTACTTTTTCTATTGCCATTGTTTGCGTAACATAGATTTTTTCACCTTCGGAATAAAGCAAGTGATTGAACACTTCTTTCGGCGTATGTACGGAACATTTTTTACAATGTATCTGCACAGCATCACAAAGATATATCTTGGTTTTGTGTAGTTCTGCTTCACCACCACAAAACGGACACGGCTTCAATTCAGTTTCTTTCATCGGTTGCTCCTTTCCTCGACATAGCACCAACTCTGCGGCGGTCTTGTTAGGCTTGTATCGCAATCAATCAAATCTCCGTCCATTCCGTGAACGGCATAATCGCAAAGACCGCAAAGCCGTTCTCTCATTTTGCAGGGCGTTCTAAACTCGCTCAACTCTTTCGGGTGTTTATAGATTACAAGGTCGGAAATGTGCCAACCGTAGCCGTCAGTACCTTTCAAATAATCGTTCATCTCGGAAAAAGACAAACAAGCAGTTCCTTCGCCCCATTTCCAATCACACAAGTATTGATTGCAAAAATCGGGGTTATCATAATGCGGCGTTATGCCATAAACTCTGTCACATACAAAATAGCCTACGACTTTGCCAATATGATGAATAAAGTCTTTTCTTTCGTCAACATAGTGAACACCGATGTTCTCAAAGTGCTTATCTTTTGTTTCGTAAATGTAGCACCTAAACGGAACATCAATCTTCGGCTTGGTTTTTCTTACCTCAACCGTCTTTTTGCCCGATGTGATAAGTTCACACCATTTAGGTTGAATTGATATTAAAACAGATTTACTCATTTTTGTTCCTTTCTGTCATCAATCACATCAATCCTCTCGATCTCTGCCACGCCTTCAAGCCGGGCGGAAATGTCCTCTTTCAGACCGATGATGTTCTCCGTGTCTTTTGCTTTTATGATGATCAGCATTCTGCGCCTTCTTTCTCTTGCAAGGCGTGTCCGGCTTCCCATTCACGATAAATGTTCATAAAGTCATCAAGTCGCATGGTCACAAGAATTTCAGCGTTGTTCTTCTTGTGGAATACAGCGGGAAGGCGTTTTTCTTCACTTGCTTCCGCATCCCGCACAGCTTGCGCCATCCATTCATACAACCTCATATTTTCCTGATGCTTTGCTTCGATATGCAAGCCCGGCAATCCTACAACATCAGATGCATCCCCGGTGTTGCCGCAATATTGGGCTGTGCGCCGGGCTTCGCCATATCCATATACATCACGGAAGATCCGTGCAAGCGTTCTTTCAAATCGTGCGCCCTTTTGTTTACTGTTGGTTCGTTTTTTCTTTTTTTGTTCAGCAACTTCAGCTTTTTTATCCTTCATTTCCGGTTTTCTCCTTTAACCTGTCTATTCGAAATTGCGGAAATCCGCATTCCGGAAAACATTTTTCCATTTCAGAATTCAGCCAAGCGGTCTGTTCTGCTTTTGTCTGGGTTCGTTCATTTCTCCTGTAAATTCTGTCCCACGCTGCTATAAATTGCATAAGCTGTTCTTCGTCAAAATTAAATGTCTGACGAAGCAACACACAAGCAAGCTTGATCCATATTTCCTGAACCTCTGCTTCCTCTTTGTCGATCAGGAAATTCAATTGCTTGTCAAACTCGGATTGAATCAAATCCCTTTCGGATTGCGGAAGCTGATGCCATGATTTTGGAAGATTGCATTTCACGATTTGCTCCTTTCCGCAAGCTCTCTTTCTGCTTCCGCTTTGCTTGTGTGGAAATCATTGAAGCGCATCCAATTTGTTACCGGAACATTCACGGCTTGAACCTCAATTTGAAGCCGATGTTTCTTTCCGGTTGTGCGGAAATTTTTTACCACAAATTCTGTCACTTTTGGATCTTGCCTGTATGGTTTTGTTACTCTCCAAAGGTGTGTTCCGATTTTACACGGCGGAACGATCACGGCATTTGCAAGAAGGTGATCCGCAATACTGTGCGCATCTTGCAATCTCATGTTTGGAAACTTGACAGACAGCAATTCAATCAATATTTCTTTTTGTTCTTTCTGTGTCATGTTGCACCCCCGATCAGAAGGGAAGGTCATCATCATGCGCCAGATCCTCAAAATTCGGCGTCTGTGGCGCTGTGTAGGCTTCGGGAATATAAGTGGTAGGGTTTGACGTTTCTGCGCCCTGTGCGTCGTTTTTGCTATCTACAAATAAGGCTTCTTCAACAACCACTTCTGTTGCATATCTCTTTTGATTGTTGCTGTCCGTCCATGATCTTGTCTGGATGCTACCGGTCACGCAAAGAGAAGATCCCTTGCGGAAATATTTGCTGATGAATTCCGCTGTGTTTCTCCATGCAACGCAGCTGATGAAATCGGCTTGCTGTTGCTGCCCTTCAGCCTGATATTTGCGATTGATAGCAAGGTTAAAGGAACACACAGAAACACCATTCGTTGTTTTCTTCAGCTCCGGATCTGCGGTCAGTCTGCCGCCAAGAACGACTTTATTCAGATTCAAATTCGACATTTTTTATTTGTCCTTTCTAAACACCATAAAGGCGTGTTTTTCGATATATTTGCAATAATCCAATTCAAGCATTGCTCCGGGACTTTCATCAAAGCCTTCAATGAATGCAACCACATCAGCGGTGTCAATCATTGCAAAGCAAATTCGCATATAGTCCGCCTTGCTCATTCCTTCGGGTAAGGAAGCGGGATTCAAAACGATATACCCCTGTGATTCAAGTTGCGCCTTGGCATCTGCAAATTCTTTTTGATAGTTTGAATTTCCGGTGATCTTTCCGGCAATATAGATTTTCTTTTTGTTCATTTGTTTTTCCTCATTCGCTGACAGGCGGCAAAAAGCCGCCCGCCAGATTGATTTTTGTTTTACGAAATGACAATGAAATTGGGGAAATCCGCCAGAGAATTGCGAAGATAATATTTAACTTCATCCATTGCATAGTTCCGCCAAGCTCCGCCGTCCGCTTCAAACAACGCACACTGAAT